CCCAGCCCTGCCTCTCTGTGATGCTGTATCGGCCTGCTCCTAGTGGCGAGAGGTAGGTTCCAACCAGCCTACCGAGACGTTTTAGAGCTTTACTATCCTTTGGGTTCATCAGATGCGCACGTTGCCACGCCAGATCAGGCCCCGCATCAGCTACAACTTTTTGGTGCTGATCGTGCGATAGATTTTCGATTGCTGACATATTATCTCGCAGACCAATCATGGCCTTACGAGTATCTTCGTTATTCAGCACAGATACATCACCGAGGAAGTTTTGTATATAGCGGTCATAGTAGGTCATTAGGTCTTGGTCACGCTGGGCATCCATCTCCGTCTCGCCTCCCCATCCGTAGTCCGGAATTAATCCGTAATTGGTAACCCCGCTTACCGATGGAGTTTGCGTGAGGTAGTAATACGCCTCGGCATCAGCACTGAGGAGCGGAAGTACCTGCTGTGCATTGTATGAACCGGAGCCCGGTATCTTGTTGAACTGTCTTTCAAATTGGATCGAGTACGGTGCGGCATCTGCCCCCGGACTTCTAAATACATCTGTTAAGGGATCGAGCGGCGTAGGGGTAGCGGTAGTTGCCATTGTCTGTGGTCCGTGAGGAAGGTCAGTCGTAGTGGGAAGGACAGTCGTAGAGGGAAGGACAGTAGAGATAGGATCAGTAGGATTCCATCCGGGGAAAACAACATCGAGTGCATTTGCGACATTGCCTAATTGCTGCTCATTCATAGCGTCACTAACTGCATTCTTATCATCTTCATCGAGCGTACCCCAGTACGTCATCGCACTTGCAAGGTCTTCGGGAGACCGGTCTCCACCCGCTGGTGCGACGCGGTAGCGACTCATAGGGCCTCCACCGGCCCCTCCCATCCCTCCAAATTGGGATACGGCAGTTGTGTAGTCCACCGCGAGATTCGGCTGAACGCCCGGTCCGCCACCGGCAACCGTAGTATTGGTTCTTTCAGCCTGTGCAAGTATGTTTTCTATCGAGTCAGTGACGAAGCTCGATGTGCCCTGCTCACGCAACTGATTGGCGAATATCCGCACATCCTCTGGCAATGCCCATGGATTCGGGTCTGTAAGCGAGGCATTGAGACCCGCGAGAAATTCGGTGACATCCTCTGTATTACGGTAATCACTGTGAAGATCACGCACGCGCTGGTTCGCTTCTGTCGTTTGGACAACTTGCTCCAAACCACTTGCGGATGTTCCTGATAGCCCGGATGACATCCCGAAAACGTCACGACCTAGGTTCTCGAAGGTGCCCGTAATGAAATCTGCGGCAGGTTTGAGCCAGTCGAAGCTTAGCAGTGGACTAGAGACCTCTTCTTCAGCCGCGCCTAGCCCATAAACAGGTGAGGCGTAAGCAATCTCGGGTGAGAATGGATTGAGTTCGCTTAGCCAATTGCCTGCCGTATCCCACATCGCGTTGAGACTACTGATCCAGCCGTTATCGACTGCCGTGTCATTGATGGTGTCCAGCAGGTCGTCTATCTCATCACCGGTATAACCCAGTACCAGATCAGTATCGTTGAAAGCCGTATCGAAGTCGTACGGGTCTGCGCCACCGAGGGCATCTATGCCAGGGTAGAGACCGATGAGGCTGTCGACCTCGTTCTGCTCGAGACTCAGACCCCACGGAGTCAGCATCCCCGTCATGGGAGCGCCTGTTCGGGCTTCTACTCCCTTCTGGTAGACGGCCTTCTCCACCGCAAACGGATCATTGTTCTCTACCTCTAAGGGGTCGAGAGTATCATCACCGTACCCAAATGTTTGATTGATATGGTTATCCATAGCATCGTCAAACGTCAGGTCGTCATACCACATATTGTAGATGACAGCTTCCGGTGCGCCTGTGTAGACAGACTCGAACAGATCAGGGACATGGTCAGTATTGTGTGGCATCTACGGACCTCCCTGAGCGCCTGGCCGTGGCGTGCCTGGTGGCACGTTTGGCCCAGCTTGCGGTACGGGCATCGGCGGAGGAACGCCCATCATGGCGTTCGGCATCATCTCTGGTGCCATGGTTGGAGGGCCACCGGGAGGCGGACCTCCGCCAGGCATAGGCGGACCTCCGCCAGGCATACCAGGCATAGGCGGGCCTCCGCCAGGCACAGGTGGCCCCATAGGAGGTTGTGGTGGTGCTGGGGGCGCTGCTCGTTGCTCTGCCATCTGACGCTTCTGCATCAGCACGTTCATCAATTCGCCGAGGTAGAACTTCGCGAGGTCTTGGCGCCCTTGGCGCTCTGATGCACGCAGGAGGGTCCATAGCGCCGCCTCGGGCAGCATGCGCTCGGCCATCTGCTCCTTGATAGCGTCGTCCATCTGATCTGCGTCCTGCAATGCGAGGATGCGGTCGCGAATGGCGCGGTCGGAGAGCAGTGGGGTGGGGCCTTCGCGGGCGATCTGGGCCATGGCGTAGCGGGTCATGTCGTCCTGCGGTAGCTGTCCGACGAGGGTGACCACGGGCTGGCCTGTGGTCTTGATCATCTCGGGGGTTATCTCTTCGGTGAAGTAGACACGGTTCCTATCCATGCCCGAGATCTCCATGGACTGGAACGCTCCCGCAGAATACTGGTCTGATATCAGGTTGAAGATCATCTGATACGCCTTCTCGACGCCCCTCAGATACTTCGATACAACGGTCTCCACGCCCTGCCTGAGCGTATTGATCGCGAACCCTGAGAGTTGGAAGGGAAGCTCGCCGTAGACCGAGTAGGGAAGAGCGCCGCGCTGCATCTCGCCGGAGACGAGCGTCATGAACGCACCAGTCTCCTTCGCCATCTCGAGCAGCCCCAAGGGCTCCACGTTCTCGTTCTGGGCAAGGGAGATCTCCGAGCCCTCCAGGTACGGGTCTTCATCGAGAGATTTCGTTCCGTCGCGGGAGCGGACGATGAGGCCCTGCCTGCGCGAGCGCGCGGTCAGTTCGAGCATCGTGCTCATCATCAGGTTGTGCTTCGGGTAGAGGTCTCTCGTGGCCCGGAACACGGACTCACCAACGTCGGCTATCGTGTCTCTCATCGAAGACTGGGTGAGACTCACGATATAGGGGTTCGCCCCGATGGGGCCGAGGAAGGCGGGAACCTGATCCGCGCCGTGGCGCTGTTGTTTCTTTATCACCCGCACCAACGGATTCCTCTCGGAACCGTTGTTGATGATGATCGTGTTCATCTCCTTGTCGTAGAAGTCGTAGACCTCTATGCCGTCGGCAGAGTAGGGCGCATCCCAGTCGATCTTGACGTTGTACTGGGAGAATATCTGGTCTTTCGTCTTCGGAACCTTGTAGCAGACCCAGTCCAGACCGTCCGGCCCCGTTCCCCAGTAGGTATGAAGTGGGTCCCACGGGGTGATGTCCACGTAGGTCGAGCCATCCTCTCTTTTCGCGAGCAGGGCCCTGCCTGCGTACCAGCCGCGTACCGTGACGTACCAAGCAAGCTGGTCTCGTATCTCCGGCAGCATCATGCGGCAGAGACGCTCGTTGCCAGCCTTCTCTATCCCTATCAGGAACCGCTCCTTCATGTCGTTGCGTTCCCTTAGCTCAGGATCTGCCCCGTCATGGGGGATACGCACCGTCATATCGGCCCCTGCTATCCAGCCGATCACCTTCTCCGCGTAGGTCTGCGGCTCGTTCGACGTGTAGGACTGATATCCCTCTCCCGCGTCGTACGGCTCCAGGCGATAGAGGGCGTGGTCGTCCTGCATGCGCTGGCGCAGTGGCTCGGTCGCGTCATAGTGCCCATCTACGAGGGCTACGATGTCTTCAGGGCGTCTTCTCGCCATCTATGTCCACCTTCTGACATGGATACGTTCTCTATCTTGGATGTATCCATACCCGAACCGGTCTACCAAGCCGTAGATGATGGCCTTGATGCCGTGATTATGCTTGTCATCGGGCACATCTCCGACGATGGACCCATCCCTATCGGTCTTCCAGCGATATGCCTTGGTCTGTCCATCGAACGGGTTCGGCGCAGAGCCGAATTCAGACAGGATACCGTGACATTTCGGCGAGAACACGATACGGGGGGCGTGGGTCTTCGGGTTGATCTTCAACCAGCCCTTGAGCCGTTCCGTCCCCTCGTTGATCCTCACCTTCTGGGAGGAGAGGTAGAGTCCGGTCTGGTTGAGCCAGACTTCCGTTGGTGCCGCCATCGCTTGGTGCTGGGTGCCTGCGATGTCGATGACTCCGAACTTAACGTCGGGCCACCACTCTCGAGAGCGGGCGACATCGATGATCTCGTCGGTGACGAGTCCTTGCTCGTAGATCTCGTCGATGATACAGAGTTGCTCTCCTCTGATCTGAACCACCTCCACGGCATAGCCACCCGTATAACCCGGGTCCATCCAGAGATGAACCGGCTCACCTTTCTCATAAGAAACCTCACTGATATGCATGTCGGGGCGAAACTCGGTGAAGACCAACCCCTTCGGGGGGCTGGGCTTACCCTCTATCCGCTCCATGTAGAAGTCGTCGCTCGAAACCTCTCTCAGCCGCTGGATCTCGGGGTCGTTCGCACCGCCTGGATAGAGATGAATATTCGTGTAGCTCGGTAACGAGAAGGCTCGTGCATCCTTATCGGCACCGGAGGCCCACGCGGTGAACATCTGGGGATACCACCCGAGGCTGCCCTCGAACGTACCCGAGAGGAACATCCATCCCCTCTTCGGCGCGCACCTTCCGCGCAGCCTGAAGAAGGTCTCCAGATCCAACTGCGATGCCTCGCACCCCAATATCCCGTCCGGGGCCCTCATCGCCAGCGTACGGGGGTCTTTCGCGGACTTCGTCTCTATCCGGGTGCCGTCCCCCAGTATCAGATGCCCAGGATCGACCCGCTTCGAGGCAGAAGAAAGAATACGAAGCGCGGAGAAGTCCTCTATCAGGTACTCGAACTCTGCTCTCGTTCGCTCGTAGTCCGCTGCGACGAGCCAGTACAGCCCGTTCCCTTCGGTCTCGGCGATACGTCCAAGGAGATACTTGGACGCGATAAGAGACTTGCCCGCCTGCTCGCCACCTGCCACAAGATTAAACCGAAAAGGGGACTCGAGGATGGCTCGTTGCTCATCCGTCGGCGCGAAGCCCACCTTCTCAAAGAGGTAATCACGTAGCTTCTTCCCCGTAGTGGACGTGGTCACTTGTGACACCTACATCCGCAGTCCGGCTTCCTACAATCCGGGTGGTACTCGTATACGCACACCAGGCTCATGTTCTTACCACGTTTCTTCTTTTTCCGGGTGCGGCCACCCTCTATCCCAACAATCGACACAGTAACCACTCCCCAATATCACATTCATATTCTTACAGTTCCTTGAATTCCTGCATCTGCCCCTCGATTCCTCGGGGAGCGGCATCTTCGCCAGCGCGACCCACACACTCGTATCCTTCGCCATGTCTACTCCACGTCCTTATGTTCCGGCTGATCGCCTTCTTCCTTCTTCCCCTCTTCAGGGGTATGTCTGCGCTTCTCCAATATCTGTGCGAGCGTCCGTTCCATCGGCACCGAAAGCTCCGTCTCCTGCGGCGGCTGAGTGACCTTCTCCTGCTTGAACACCCGCTTCATCTCACTCAGCACCTCGCGGGCGTAATCCTGATCCAGAGCAGATGTCTGGCGGTACTTCTGCGGCCAATTCGCATTCAGCAGCCCTATCAGAAGCACGTCGCTCCCACGGTTCCCATGCGGATCTTTCACCCTGTCGAGAGCTATCTGCTCGAGATACTCCGCAAAGGCACGTCTCGACTGCTCGAAGACATCGACGAAGTCGGGGTCTGTCATCCAGACACGCTGCGTCGAACGGGCGATACCCGCTACCTCGCAGGCCTTCGCCACCGTCCCGTACTCCTCGTATGCTGCAAAGAATATCCTCTTACGATCAGCACCATCGATCTTGCGCTCCCGGTTCAGGCGCGTCCTTCCAGCCTTCAGCCCTTCCGTGTCTCCGGTAGGCATTACTCTCCTCTTACTCGTATTACTTACCCCTGGCTATATAGCCATGGGGGGGTAAGTAATTACCGTAATATTACCCTCTATTACTGGGTAATACGGTAGAACTGGCCCCTACACCTCGTGATACTGCACAGCTAGCGCGCGTCTGTCAATGGCGTCTTTACCCGGAATAACCTGTCGTGGGTATCCTTCAACACCCCTACACTAACCCTAAGCCCTACCCATACCCTGATTGACTACAGTACTTGCTGCCGCTCTTCCTACCCACAGCGCCTTCCGACTCACGATAGCTCAGAGGACTGTGCTATTCGATCATCGAAAGGAGCTGAGATGGTCCCACCGCGCATATGAATGCACGGCAGGCGTCTACAAACGATCACAGGCAATCGTAATCCACAATCGGCCATCGTAATCCCTTCTCACCAATAGCTCATCGGAATGCGCTATTGGCGGGCTCGGAGAGCCCGGCGCGCGGGCAAGCGCGCAGGCGGGGCGGGCGTCTGGCGCTCCTGGCCGACGTTTGGACCGCGATGCCTTGCGCGGGCGCGTGTATGGGCTGGAATGGGGCCTAATTCGGCACGATTTGGGGCGTCGTGCTTTTTAAATTGCTTGGACAGGCCCCGACTCCTAGGCTCTCCGCTCCTGGCCGCTCCTGGCGATCACCCTCGCTTTTGCGTGTCGCTTAGGTCTTCTCCATGGCTCCAACTAGACAAACTTGAACAGTTGCGCCTACGCTGAGACAATGTCCAAACGGCGATCGGCCGAATATGACAGTGAATTGGAGTAGAAAACATGAGCGAATCCGGCGACAAATTGGTGATTGAAATGAGCGATCAAAACATTATGAAACAGGAGCACAAAATGGTCACGAAACAACGCAAACAACGCATCAATTCCGCAGTGATTTGGGAGGGATTAAGCCCGTACGATAACGGGCCCATCATGGCGGTCATCACTAACATGGATGGTAGCAGTGCAAACGACAAAACTGGACGCATGGCACAGGTGTCAATCATCCGGTCCGATATGCATCCATGGGAAGCGATAAAAACCGACGCGGATGTGTCCATTTGTGGCAACTGCCCGCTGCGCTATACATGGAATGAAACCACGCGCAAGTTCGAACGAATCTGCTA